CTGTCCTTCTGACTCTTTGGAAGTGTTAGATTCTTGCTGTCGTTCGTTGTTGGACTGTAAAATAATTTCTTCTTCTCTAGATACAGCATCGCGTCCGATAGTTTTGCTCCGAATGTCATGTTCGGTTTGTTTTTCTTTCTCAGTATGAAACCTCCAGATTTTGTTCTCTCCACTCTCTCCGATTGTTCCCCACCTTCCTCGCAACCCACTGTCGGTGTCGGATACATCCTCATTGTTTCTGGATCCACTTGTTCTCTCAGGTTCGCGGGTCGTGATCTGCCCTTCCTGTGTCCTTGTTGTAGTTTCAGTGTCCCTTCTTTCGATCTTGGAGGCAAGTGATCCATTGTGTTCGGAGTGGCCCACAATCCAGACTCTGTACCTCTGGTGCCAAGCACCGATGCCTGAAGCTGGAATAAGGAAACATTGGACTTCGAAACCTTCACTTTCCAAGTCGTCTTGCACCTGTCTGAGTACCATGCCGTTTTGGATGTTAATAATTCCTTGCACATTCTCCCCAATAACGAATTGGGGTTTGATCTCCCTAATGAGTCTAAACATTTCTGGCCAGAGATAGCGGTCGTCATCTGTTCCTTTTCTTTTACCTGCGACTGACATTGGTTGGCAGGGGAATCCTCCCACAATGACATCTGCGTCTCCTTCTTTTCCTTTGACATCTTTTATATCCTCCTCAATCGGTATGTTAGGAAAGTTTTTTTGTAAAACTTTCTTACAGTATTTATCTTTCTCTACAAATTTTACAGTCTCAAATATTCCTGTAGAGTCTAAACCTAATGCAAATCCTCCTATACCAGAAAATAAATCTAATACTTTAAGTTTTCTTTGCATCTTTCATTTTCAACATTTCTAATTGACAATAGTGCACTATCTTTTTTAGATCTTCAACACCTCCCTTTCGTTGATAACGACAAACGTATTTAATTACGTTGCCTTGAAAAAACGAAAGATTGTTTTTAGAAATAAACTCATATGGTTGAATAGGAAATTTAGTATAGTGATTCCCACCTATTTGAGTGTATTGAGGAAATGCTTCCTCAAATATATCTTTTGTTGTCATAAATTATAACCATGCCTTTCTATTTTAGCTCGCATTAAATATAAATTATTTTTACTACGAGTAATTCCTACGTACCAAACTCTGTGTTCTTCATCTCTTTTTTTACTACTTTTTAACACAGCTTCTCTAATTTTCCTAGCGTTATCCAATACTAATATTACATTCTCACATTCTCCACCTTTTGCTGCATGAATCGTAGATATTTTTATTCTTGGATCCTCTGTTAGATTTTCTTTGTTTGATAGAAGCATTCTAATGTAATTTTTATCTTCAAGATTCGCTTTATCAAAAGCTTCATACCAAGGAACTAATTCATTCCAATTATCCTCTGACATATAATCTTCCACATCGTCTTTCTGTGTTTGTTCTAAATCTTGTCCTTCAGACCACCTAGAGTAAAACACTGCTGCTTTATGTAGTTTAGTATTTAAACTTTTAATAAATTTATTTTCAAAGAAAAAACCTTTTGTTTTAATTTCTTTTGATATCTCAATAGATTTATTTATTGTTCTAGTTAAAATTAACCAGTTATCTTTTGATAGATCTACATTATTTAAATTATTAATTTTTACGTAAGATCCATCTTCGTCTTTCGGATAATATAGTTTATCTGCTCTCAATCCTTCTATACGACTCACCACAATGTTTGATATTTCTTGTATCTTTACTGGCACTCTTCTTGATTTTTTTAAAACTATTTCTGTTGCAGGTTCTTTTATAAATCTATCTACATCCGCACCTGCCCATGCGTATATGGCTTGATCATCGTCTCCTGCAAGATACATATCTTTGGTATTTGCTTTTAGTATGTCGTACATCATCCATTGTATTGGAGATAAGTCTTGTGCTTCATCAATAAATACTACATCAAATTTAGGGCACAGTTCTTTTTTCTCTATAAATTGATGGATCATATCTGTGTAATCTATTAACGAATTACTCTCTTTGTATTTAAAATAATTAACTGCTATGTGTTTTAATATACCTGGATTTATTTCTTTGCTGTATTCTGCAGTGCAATACTCATCCCAAACTTTTATATTTTTTTCTCTGGACTTAATTATAATTTGAAAATACTCGTTATCACAGGTTAGATAAGGTGAGGAGTCTATATCTCTTTTTGCTTTGACACTTATACTTAAAGTTTTTCCTAAATCATTATAATGATAATCTTGCATTACATTTTCTTCTTTTAATCCTAGTGTGTGAAAAGCTAGAGAATGTAGCGTTTGAAAATATCTAAGATCTTTTTTTTGAAACTGTCTATTTTTATTTAACATTCTTTCTTTTGCAGTGTTGGCTGCCTTTTTTGTAAATGCAAAGTAACCTATTTTATTTATAGGTGTTCCAGATCTAACGTAAGCTAAAGCTCTTCTTATTAATTTTTCTGTCTTGCCTGTACCAGGAGGACCATAAAATTTTTTTATCAAAGTATGTCCCCTTTGTTTTTCATATCTATAATCTCAACATCTTCTTCATCTCTTTCAAAAAAAGACATAGGTATTTTTATACATCGTATTGGGTTGTGTGATTTTTTATCTGTATCTTTTTTAGGATATCTTTTTAAGTATCCTAGCTCTGCTTTAAATTCCTCTATTAACATTCTACCAGTCTTTTCATATTTCATTTTCCATTCTTTATTTTTTAAATAATTAAAAAATACTTCCATGGTAAAATATGCAAAGCCATCTTCTTTTAAAACAGATCCACTACTAAATGACGTAGCACTAATTGCAGGGACTCCATGGATATGTTCTTCTAAATATTTTTGTAATATTTCTTTTGGAGAAGTACCAGCTGGAGGTGGTTGCACAGTCTCAGTCTCTTTTAATTTTTCTATAATAACTTGAAACTCATCTTGCTTTATTCGTGGTGGTGCTATCGGTGTGTGTGATGCTACGAGTCTTCTACATTTTTCCATGTCCATTAAATAATTTACATCTCTGGCCACCACTTGTTTGCTTTTCTCACCATCTTGTTTATCGTTAAAATGAACTGTAAATCTAAACTCTGGCTCTGGTTGATAGTCTATTCTAATCAAAGCTGATAACTGTGGAAATTTCTTTTGTTTATCTGACATATAACCAAACTGTCTCTTTGCACACTCTGATTTTATACAAAAATTTCTAATAGGATCTTGATCACAAAGATGTCCTGCAGTTGGTTTTCTCCAAGATTTTATTTTATCTAAAACTTTTTTGTCTCCCCATTCTTCATCGTATAAAATATATTTTCTTGCACCTTCTAAAACTCTTTTCTCCCAAAGATCAGGATATTTCTTTTTACAAAAAACCATGTAGTTAAATAAGAATCGATCTCTTTCATCTGGTAGTTTGTTACTATCATCAATTGTTTTTGATATAGCTTGTAAACATGGCGGGCCATCGTTAAATTCTTCCGCACCACCCATTAAAATTTTAGTTATATGTGCATCTATAAATTCATTTAATTCTTTTTCTGATTTTAAATTAGCTTCAACAACTTGTATGTATTGATCAAAAGAAAATTCTTGACCATCAAAATTTAATGCAACTCTTTCTGTTTTGTTATAGTATGGTAGGTTTATAAAATTACCGTTTGTAAAACTTCCATCAGGCCCTGTTCCAAGTTCTGTTTGTTTTGGATATATTTCAGTTGTTGGATTTAACTCTAAAGTATATAATAGTTTGTCTAAAAAATTTCTTAAAAAACTAGCTTTGACTTTTTCTTTTGTGTGTATGTATAAATGTAGTCCACCACTTTTAGATTTAACTGGTATTACCGGTAGACTATTCTTTTGAATTATTTCTAAATATTTTCTAGGACTAAAATCTTGATATGCTTTTGAATCTATGTCTATGGCACCAAAATTAACCATGCCATTGTCGTCACAAGGTTGGATTCCTATAGATTTTTTACCAGAGAGATGGTCGACATAATCAGATTTAGTTAAGGGCTTACCTGCCCAACCATGTTTTACTTTAAACTTACCTGTTGTTGTGTCTTTGTATCCGTTGCTAATTTCGGCGTAACCATAATCTCTTTTTAATCCATCAAATATTTTAACAAATTTATCTTCCATGCGAATATTCTGTGGGCGTTTCCACTCTCGCTTCCACGCCCACAACCTAGGATTCTAGTAATGTGATGCTTCACTTGGTTGTTCTTCACCATGTTTTACTTGAACATCTCCTTTACTAATGCTCTCAGCAAAACTTTTTGCTTGGTGATAGATATCTGCATTCTCTACAGGACCCACTTTACTTATCTCCCAACCAAACCAACTACCTTTGTCATTTGATTGTTGGTTAGTCTTCAATAAGTATTCGTGACTGAAAGAAGCGGGTGTGAACATACCATTCTTACCCTTGAGTTTGATACTTTGCATCATGCTATTCCATTTTCTACTAATTTTTAATTGAGTAGATTTCATAGCAATCAAAGCTGTTGTAGGAATCGATCCAACAACAATTACAAAGTGCTGCGCAGTCTTCTCGATATAATTACCATTTTGTAATCTATCTTTAAAGTCTGCCCCTCTTGTAGTCTTTGTCATGATGTCTGAAGAAGAAGGATAAATATTTACTGGCGCACCAGATCCATCTTTACCTCTATCTCTCCATTCAACATACTCCAACTTATAGTGACAAGGTATAATCTTTACACCTTTCTCACCATCGAAGAGATCGCCTGTTACTGAATTAAATATCATTCCAGGCTGTGCCCCTTCTACATACTTGCCATCTCTTTTGTTTACCTCTGGAGATAGTTGACCAAGTATTTTTAGAAACGGTAATGCTAAATCATCTTGAGTTAGATTACCCATTCCCATGTTTGCGTCTGCTTCAAAGTTATTCATCGCCAATGACCCATTCGCCTTCTTTATTGGTTCTTTGCTCATCGTTATTTACTCCTTGTTATTTTGGTTCGGTTTCCTGCGAACACGTTAAATAGTTCCGTGGGCATCTCTTGTCCAGACTCAAGACGCTCACGGACTAAAGCTTTAAGTGTCATAGGTTCAACCTTTAACTTCTGGACAGGTTGAAATCCTTGACCTTGTGCAAGGTTTGCATAAGCAATTGCCTTGTTATCTTCGTTACGACCAAAGGAAACTGTAATCTCATTTTTAATAAGATCACCTAGACCGTGATTACGAAGCCAGTTAAATGCCTCTTCCTTTTTTGCAGGAGATATTGAGGCACCATAAATCGGTTTTACTTCTACAGAAGTTCCATCCGATAGTTTTAATGTAGATAAGTTCATCTCTTGCATCATAGTCGGTATTACTTCACCAGAGATAACTTCAATATCTTTTTTTAATTTTTTTATTTTATCTTCTCTCGCAGCTAAATCTTTTTCCATAGCTTGTAATTTCACAACTTGTTCAGACAAAGACTTGGCATCATCAACCTTTGTTAATGAGTCTTGCTTATCTTGTTCGAAATTAATATTCATAATTTCTCCTTTCGTGTACTCTTTATAATTACATAAAATCCTATGTCAAGATTAATCTTCAATTTCACCTTTTTCATATAGGTTTACTTTTATTGGATAATACATTTTTTCTTGTCTATCCCATTTTAAAAAATTAAATTTTCCGTTTGTAATATCAGATACAATAGAGCAAGCCACACCAATTATGGCAGGATCGCCTGTAAGTAGTAAATAATCTTTTTGATTAAAGTTCTTTAGAAGCTTTCTAAGTTTGAATATTAGTGGACCTGGTGACATTATTATTTGAGAATTTTCTGGTAACAAACTTATTAACTCACCAAACTTTGATGCCCCCATAATATTATATTTTGGTGCACCAATTTTTGTTCCTGGTAGTTCTTGGATTATATATACTTTTGAATTATAATTATTCTTTAAATCTTCATATTTCATTATTGACTTTTTTCCTTTCAACCAATATATAGAACATCAGAAAGAAAAAGTAAACATGGATTATAAATTTAAAACAAAGCCATACGAGCATCAGCTCAAGGCATTAAAAAGATCATGGAAAAAACCATTCTTTGCTTATTTTATGGAGATGGGTACAGGTAAATCTAAAGTATTAATAGATAATATATCCATGCTTTATGACAATGGTAAGATTGATGGCGCTTTAATTATTGCACCAAAGGGTGTTTATAAAAATTGGTATGATCAAGAGATACCGAATCACATGGTAAACCACATAGATAAAAAAGTTGTGCTATGGCAGGCTACCATAAGTCAAAAACAACAAAGAGAGTTAGATAGTTTATTTAAAACAGATGAGGATCTACACATTTTAATTATGAATGTAGAAGCTCTATCTACACAAAAAGGTGTAGACTTTGCAAAAAAATTTTTATTCTCTCATAGAGCACTGATGGCTGTTGATGAGTCTACAACTATAAAAAACCCTGATGCAAAACGTACAAAAAATATTTGTGATTTAGGTCTTGCTGCAAGATTCTCAAGAATATTAACTGGTTCACCGGTTACAAAGTCACCGTTAGATCTATATAAACAATGTGAGTTTTTACAACCAGAATTATTAGGGTTCTCTTCTTACTATGCTTTTAGATCTAGATATGCAAAATTAAAAACTATGAACTTTGGTGGTAAGTCTTTTCAAATAGTTGCAGGTTATAAAAATTTAGATGAGTTGGCTGAGATTATAAAACCTTTTTCAGAGAGAATTTTAAAAAAAGATTGTTTAGATCTACCACCTAAAACATACACAAAAAGAACTATACAATTGTCTTCAGAGCAACAAAAGCTTTACACACAGATGAAAAGAATGGCAATTGCAGAAATGCATAATAAAACCATGACTACTAGCACTGCACTTGTGCAATTGATGCGTTTGCAACAAATAACTTGTGGTCACTTCAAAGCTGATGATGGCACAGTTAAACAAATAAAAAATAATAGAATATCAGAATTATTAAATGTATTAGATGAAGTAGAGGGTAAAGCAGTTATCTGGTGTCATTGGAGACATGATATAAATAATGTGGTAGCTGCCATATCAAAAGACTATGGTCCTCGATCCGTGGTCACTTATTATGGTGACACCACTACTGAAGATAGGCAAAAGGCTATTAAAGAAATACAAAACCCAGATAGTGAAGTAAGATTCTTGGTTGGTACACCACAAACTGGTGGTTATGGTATTACACTCACTGAAGCAAATACAATGATTTATTTTTCTAATGGTTATGATTTAGAAAAAAGAACACAATCAGAAGCTAGAATAGATCGTATTGGTCAAACTAGAAATATGACATACGTAGATATAATTGCAGAAAAAACTGTTGATGAAAAAATTGTAAAAGCTTTACGTAAAAAAATTGATATCGCAAGTCAGATTATGGGAGAAAAATTAGAGGATTGGATCTAAAGCTTCTGTAATAAAACTACGATAACACCACCCATACCAGTCATTACTGCGCCCATGGAAACTAATAATATTCGTTCTATTCTAGTTATTTGACCCTGTAATTGTTGCATTCTATCGTAAGTTTGTTTTTGCATTATTCTGCAAAGCTTCTCGTGTGATTCTATTCTTTGTAATGCGTCGTCTTTTTTAGTCATTATCTTTGTCCTGTTAATTTTAACAACTCAATTTGTTTTAAAATATCTGATCCTAACAAATTACCACCAATTGTTTGACCTACTAAAGATGTATTTATTGGCGTTCCTATTTGTGCAGGTGCAGGTAATTCCACTGTTTGTGCAACTTGTCTTACGCCTGTGTTAACAGGTGTTTCTCTTAATCTAGAAACTGTTGGAAATAAAATTTCATTTATTCTAGAGTCTACATCCTCTCTACTATCATCTAAGTCAATTCTTTTTATTCTTTTTCTTAATCTGTTCATTGTTCTTATAGCTGTTCTTACTTCTGATGCTACTTTTGCTGCCTGTATAGGATCCTCTATTCTTAATCTATCAACTAAATCTTCAAAAGTTTCCTCGCTAAAGCCAGGAACTTTAAAATCACCATCAATTAATTCTTTAACCTCTGATTTATTTCTTAATCTTTTTTCTAATATATCTTCAACTTTTCTTGATGAAACACCCATGGTTTTCATATCTTTTAAAGTTTGGTGAAAAACTTTTTGAGCATCAAAAGAATCTAATACATATTCTTTAAACGCAGCTAATCTTTGTTCTGGTGTGTTATCAGCTCTAAAAGCATTTCTACCAAACTCTCTTCTTATATTTTGTTTATCTTTTCCATAAGAGGTAATTATAAAAGGCATACTGTTTAATGGTTTTGCTTCTTCAACACGTACACCTGCTAATAAAGCACCTAATTCTGTTTTAGCATCTAGTTGTTGACCAAATTGTGTAAACGTTCCTGTGACTCCTTTATAAACCCTTCTAATACTTCTATTAGCACCGGGTTCTAACTGTGTGAATAAATGTGCTAAAGACTTGTCTATTTTTTCAAGAGCATTATCTTGATCAAAATATATTGTTCTGCCATCTCTAGTCTCACCATTTCTAAAAGCAATATCAAACACTGCCTCTGATCCAAGAGACTCTGAAACAAATGGTGTAAGAAATTCTGTTAAAGCACCTGGAGTATCTGTTAATTTATCATAAAACAAAGCATCAAAAACTATTTGATCTGCAGTTTTATCATTAAGTGTGCCGTTAGCGTATGCGTTTAAGACTGCATTAACAGGTCTAATTAAAGAGTCATATGGGTTAGAATATGAAAAATTAAAATATTTAAAATTACCGTTTGCATCAGATTCTGTTAAAGGAATTAATGTTGCATTTTTTTGATAATCTGCAGCTGCAGATCTTTGAAAAGCTTTAATTTTTTCATCACTTACACCTGTAATTTGTTCTGCTGTATATGCAATTGTAGATCCTATACCTCCAAAAACAGCCGAAGATCCAATTAATCTTCTTGCTCCCATTTGCCTAATAAAAGGGTTTGTACTTGCTAATTCTCTGGCTCCAATATTTAACAAATGTGCACTAGTTCTTAATATTTCTGCAGGAAAAGCTATGAAATTACCAAATGGTAATTTTCTAATCGCTCTAATAACTTCTGGAACCTTACTATATGTTGGTATTGTGTTTGTAACTAGGTATGCGGATATATCCTCTATATTACCTAAATCATTAAATTGTTTTACTAGACTAGCTTTTTGATTTACATCAGTTGTTTCTAAAATTTTTCTGTTTAAAGCAGCTAACTCATCTGCTTTTCTAGATTCTTTTCCAACGGCTTTATACCAATCTGCTATATTTTCTCTATAAGCCTGATCTGCTGCCACGTTTTTGCCGTTGTATTTAAAAGCAGTATCTAAAGCATCTTGATAAAAATCATCTGCATATATTTTCCAAACATTATCTCCCCCTTGATATAGATCAAAAGCTCTTTTTACTGTTGGGTTATTCATCAAAGCAGATAAACTAAATTTACCATCTTTAGCTTGTTGTAAAATAGTTTTAATTTCATTAACTTCTATATTAGTGTCAATCACACCTCTTTCTATTTTTTTACCTAAAATTTCAGCGACTTTAGAGGCAGAAACATTTTTACCTGGAAATAAGTCATCTGCTAATAATTTAAACGAAGCTCCTAAACTAGTTTTACCTCCAATTAATCCACTAGCTAAAGCAAAGAAAGATGCTGTAGACACATTCCTTATTTGTGTCATAGGTGAAAAAACTGTTTTACCTATTTGACCAGTAGCTTTTACAGACATTAAAGCTTTGTACAAAGGTATGTCATATAAACTACCAAAAGTGTCATCTACACCTCTAATCGCTTGAGCTATTTCTGGTGTTGTGTATAAACCAGTTTGTTTTCCTGCTTGGTCTAAACCCTCTGTAAATATAGAACTACCAAAATCTTCTCCATATTTTCTTAAAGGCACTACTTGAACTAAATTATTTGAGTTAACTCCTCTAGCAACAGCATCATTAGCAGATCTAAATAATAAACCCGATTGTAATCCTGTTTCTGCAAATTTATCAAAGAAATTTTTTTGATAGATTTGTTTAGCAGTTTGCATAAAAGTGTCTGTTACAGCAGCTCTATAATCTGTAGATGTTTCAAGAAAAGCATCAGTTACAGCTTTAAATTTTTTTACATCAACAATATCTTGAACTGTTTGACCTTTTTTTAACAAACTACCTTCAACGGTGCCAACTACTTTCCCTGTATCATCTAATAATTCTTTTGCAGGCAACCTAAAAATTTTTGCAACTGCATTAAATATTGTATCTGGTGATCTATCGCTTTCAATAATTTGTCTTTTTAATAATTCCATTCTGTTTGTTGCGAATTCATCCAATGATTTTTTCCATGTTTCGCTAGTCCTGTCTGTAGTTTTTGCAAACGTATCAACATTTTCTAACAGATCTTTATTTCCTTGAATTAGTTTTTTAAAAAAAGCTTCCGCCCCTTTTATTTTTTTTGGGTCAAATTGATATGATTTGTTTTTAAAAGCTGAAAATACTTGTTTTAAATAAGCCCCACCATTAGCCACTATTTGAGCTCCTAAATCTCTTTGAGCTTCTGCAAAAACCCCAGATCCTGGTGTTTCACTTAATAATTGTCCATATTGTTTTGATAATTTATTAATTAATTCTTTTAAACTTTTAGCAGAAGGTTGTATTGATGTGGGTATATTTTTTAAAATTTCATCTGCATCTTTTCCTGTAGCTCTTATATAATTAAATATTAAATCATTTTCAGCTTGAGCTATTGGAGTGCTTTTAAAACCCTCTTTAAATCTAACAGAGTAGTCACTAGCTATGTCTTTAAATTTTTTATCAATATCATCCATAAATCTTATTAAAGCTTTTTCATCTCTGTTAACTTGAAAACCAACTTTTTCTAAAAGTCTTCTAGACTCAACATCTAAAGGTCCTGTTGATTTAAATAAATTTTTTATATTGTCTAATTTTTTTAATAATCTATCTTTTAATGGTGCATTTGGAGAAGGGGATAAAAATTTCCAAGAGTCTGCTTTTGGTATTCCCGCCTTTTGCATAGCTGAATCCACAGCTTTATCAAGTAATTGTCCTGATTTTCTAACTCCAGCTGCTACAGTTTCAGTACCAATAACTTTTGTTATTGGATTAAGAACAGTATAATCCAAAGCCCTCAGTGTTTTACCACCAACAAAAGCAACTCCTTTTCCTGCAGGAACTAAACCATATTTAAAACCTAACGTGCCTGCAACCGGTAGAGCGGCGGTTATACCACCTCCTAATAAAACACCCTCTGCCCCAAATTTTATTTTTTGTTTAAATGCCTCTGCTGCTTTTTCTGATCCTTTTAATTCTCCTCCTTTATAATCTTCCGCATATCCTAAAGTTTGTGCTACTGTTCTATTTTCTTCTGGGTTTGAAACAACAAAATCTGTTATACCACCAATAGAACCATAAAAACCTGCACGTTTGGCTAACTCAGCAGTTTTTGCTCCAACTGTTGGTAGGCTAGATAATTTTGTAATTTTACTTGCTTTAGATAAACTTTTTATACCACTAGCTATTTTTATTGCACCTCCCGCAGGAACACCAAATTGTGTTATGACTGAAACCATTTCTCCCAAAGGTGTATCAACATCAGGAGTTATTTTTTCAAACATGGTATCTATTGCTGATAATAAATTAGTGTTAGCCAAATAATCTATTGGCATCACACCTAAAGATAAAAGTCCTTGAACAGCTTGACTAGCACCTTTTATAGCTCCAACTGGTATGTCAGTTAAATAGTCAGTAAAACCAGGTCTTTTTTCTGGATCTACATCTTTAGGATCTGTTGTAAGTAGAGATTGGAAATATGGGTCTGCCATGATCCTCCTACGCTGTTTCTTGTGGTAATACTAAATTAACCCCATATTTAACATTAAATTTTTCTACATCGCCTTGAGTTCTAATATACGCAAAATCTTGTAGTGCTTCTTCACTATTTGCAACTAGTCTTACAATATCATCTGTAATTTCTTTAGGTAGCCTAGTTCTTAGTTGTTCAAAAGATAATTTAGTATTTACTGGTGTGCCAGGTGTTTCTGTAGGTCCACCTGTCGCCATTTCAACTCTACCTCCCTCTGATTTTAAAAAAGGAGAAACATCAACACCAACTATTCTACTAATATTACCTCTATCAATACCTTGTAATAAAAGAAGTTGGTTTAAACCAGAAATTATTTCAGATGTAATTTTTGCTTTTTCATTGTCAGGCGCTTCTTGTAATTCAAAAACTGAATCATTTATGTCTTCAATTATTGGTGCAGCTGCTCTTGCGTCAGTTCCACTAATTCCTGTTTTAATACCTAAACCGTTTTTAAGTATTTGAAATCTTTTTTCCTCTGCAGGAGTTCTATCTGTTTTTGAAGCAAGACTAGCATATTCCTCAAAGTTTCTTTCTTGAAAACTTTTTTTGCCTGCAGCTATTTTTGCTTTTTCTAAATCAACAGTTGCTGCATAAGCTAATTTAGCAAAATCTTTTTTGTCTCTTTTTTTACTCGCTCCTTTTCTAAGTAAAAATTTATTTAATACTGCAGCTTTATCAGCTAAAGTTCCTGGTGTTCCAACTGCCTCCGACATAGCTAAAGCAAGTTCACCTTTATCGACATCATCGTCTCCTAAATATTTTTCTATTCTTTTGTATTGTTTATCAAACTCGTCTTCAAAAGATGTTTCAACCACCTCTCCATCTGGATCGGTATCTTTTGATGTAGGAACATCTTTTTTATCAGCTCTTTTTTCTGCAAGAACTTTACCCTCTCTTAACACTGCGTCTAAAGCACTTTCACCTGGTAAAACTTTTGCAGCTTCTCCTACGGCAAAATCATCATCTTTAAAATCATCCTCTAATTTTTCTTTTTGTTCTCTTTCTTTTATTTCTTTTCTAGCTTCGTCTGTGCCAATTGCTTTTAGTATATATTCTGGAGCTTTTTTTATATCTATTTTAAAATTATCAGCAAAGCTAATTTCATTACCCTCTCCTGATAATCTTTTTCTTTCTTTATCTATTTCTGCTATTCTATCAGGATCCATAGCCTCACCAGATAAACCAAATTCTTCGTTAAGACTTCTTATGTAATCTAACTCCTTATCTGTTTTTGCTCTATTTAAAAAAGCCATTATACCAGTTGGAGCAAATGGTGCAGCTAAAGCTCCAATTGTTTTTAAACCAGGTATTGAAAAAGGACGAAGTTGAGTTAAGAGACGTGCACCTCTTGATCCTCTTTTAAGACCTATACCACTAGGTGGTTTCATTTGAGATCTTAATTCATTCTGTAATCCAGGTTCTAAAAATTCAAAACCAGGAAACCCTATTTTAGCTTTTACTCTTGGCACTAAAGATTCAATACCACTAGGTGTACCACCCATTTTAAAACTAGGTCTTACGTATCTCATTATCCTCTCCCAAATAAACTACCAAGGCCGTACGCTGTTAAACCTACTTGTAGTGCTTGTGATAATGGACTTGCTTGTGGTGCAGGTGTTCCTAATGTTTGAGTTGTAGTAGGTACCCCACCTACCTGAGAAGCTAATCCTGATCCAAGAGCCTGTATTCTACTTAATGGTTCTTGATATGCTAGTTGTTGTCTTTGTTGTTCTGCATCTAATAAAGCTTGTTGGAACGCTAGAGCCCCTGTTCCCGCACCGCCTAATTGTTGTTGTGTTGATGATGCTAAAGATGGCTGTAGTGATGCTAGTCCTCTTGAGAACTCACCTAAACCTAATTGTTGTTGTGCTAATCCTCTTTGTTGCTCAAACGCTCTGTTTGCTAAATCAGAGGCTTGTGTGAATCCTGATTGTAATAATCTAGCTTGTAGTGCTGCTCTATCTAAATTAGACTGTGCTCCTTGTTCTGCAAGTTGCACACCGAATCTACCAGCGTCTAGATTACCCACTGTACCCATCCCTGCTTGTTGCATGGTTCTTG